GCTGGACGACGCCCACCTGCCCTGCGATCGCCGGTCCTGCACCGTTTCGCTTACGGTCACCAAGAAACGCCTACCCACCGGCGACTACGCCCTGAAAGACTTCGAGTCCCGGGTCCTCATCGAACGCAAGAAGCACCTGCCCGAGCTCTTCTCGAACCTGCTCACCCCCACTGGTCGGGAGCGGTTCGTCAAGGCGTGCGACCGGCTGCGATCCGAGTGCACCCATCCGATACTCATTCTTGAAGGGACCGTCGGCCACCTGGTCAGGACGGCCAGAAGCCAGCTCGATGTGGACCCGTGGCTGGTGGTCGACGCCCTTCACCGCATCTGCCTTGAACGCCGAATCCAGATCCTCTACCTTCCTGCCGCAACCCCCGAGCAACGGCGATCAGTGGGGGAGGAAGTCGCCAGACTGTTGATCAACGGAGCCCTGACCCATGCCGAACGAACCGCTTCAGACCTACCGAGCAGTTGATCCCGTCGGGTACCACTTCGGATCCATCGCGACCACCGCCTCCCAGCCCTTCGTCCTCAACCACTTCGCATCCCCCACCGTTCTCGGCACGGCGGCGCTTCAAGCCAACGTCCCCGTTGCTTTCAATGCCGGGGATTTCCTGACGGCATCTCGGTTCCTGCCTTGGGTCTCCCGGGATTATGACACTCCTCTCACTGGTGGAGGTGCGTACTACCCGGTGCGTGTGCCCAACGCCTACGACCGCATCTACATCTTCCCGATGTACTACATCGTCGGAAGCGCAAGTGTTTCCGCATGGGGAACCCTCGGCGGTTACTCGGCTCCGTACATCCTGCCGATGGGCCTGACCCCCCAGACCCGGGGGTTCACGGACGTCAACAAGATGAACCCGAAGCTGTATCGGTTCCCCGAGGACATTCCCGAGGTCAATGGCTACACCCGCCATACCGGCACCTACAGCATCCGTAGCAAGGGTCTCTGGATCCCGTTGTCGTCGTATGCCACCAATGCACTCACGAACAACGGCTTCATGGGTGCGGCAACCGCCACCGACGCACGCAGTTTCGGCCGTTCGGTGGCTGGAACGGGAACCACATACAAGTTGCCGAACGATCTCTCCATCTCGAACGCAGCCGGTGCGGCCTTGACTGAGGCAGCGAATCAGTACGCTGCGGGGACGGCGGGAACGGCTCAACCCCCGATCATCGGCATGGGTCTCGAGTTTCAGACCCACGGATGCGAGGAGATTGTTTGCTGCATTGGATCCGTACCTACGGGCTTTACACTGAACATCCCGATCGGGAACAATCAGGCGCATCGGGTCGAGATGTTCATGATGGGCATGTTCCTGGGGTGAGTCATGGCAAGAAGAGCCCATAGGGCCCATCGTCGATCCCCGTACTTCAAGGCCCTGACCGCTACCGTGAAGAAGGTCGCGGTCGTGGGCGGAGATGTGATCCCGAACTCCGTCAACTGGGGTACGGTATGGCAGGACGACTATGAAGCCTCATGGATCTACGCGGTAAAGCAGATCACGGGCATCAACCAGACGATCACGCTGAAGATCAACAGAACCGCGAACACGGGAGGCACCCTGTACTACAAGGTTGCGGGTACGAGCCTCAGTTTGCCCGGTGACAACATCTTCGATGCAAGCCATCCCGTTAATGATTACAGCATGGTCTCCATCGCGGACAACGGAACATTCACGGTGCAGAACAACCAATGGGTTGCGTTCGCCGTCGTGGCGACCGGATCTTCTACCTCTGGATCGTTCACCGTCACCGTGAGGAACGCGAGCAACGGCGATGCGATCCTCGACACATTCGACGCGCAATGGCTAGTTTTCCCCCCATGACAAACCCATCTCACCGAATCACGGAATAAAATTGCTTAGGTGTAAATCATGCCGGAACAGAAGGCGACCAATGTGCTTCAGATACTGCAGATCGTGACGATGCTGGTGGGCATCGCCACCCTGTTGTTCGCGTTCGGCAGCAAGACCGAGCAGCTCAATCAGAACCGGACGGACATTGACAAGCTGGCCGTGGCCGTCAATGATCTGGCGAAGGCACAGGCTTCGGCCGCCGTGGTCGACGCCCTCCACAACAAGACGCTCGAGGACATCCAGCGTCGGCTCGAGAACCTCGAAAGGACATCCAAGTGAACGACGAGACCAAACCGGGCTATAAGACAACCGAGTTCTGGCTTTCCTTCGTGGCCATGGTGGTGGGCGCCGCCTTCGCCTCCGGGATCTTCCCGACCGAGAGCGCCGGCGAGAAGGTGCTCGGCCTCGCAGCCCTTGTCCTCACGTCCCTCGGCTACACCGTCAGCCGCACCATGGTGAAGAAGTGACATGCTCGAGAAGATCGTCGCCCAAGTCACACTTGCGCTTATCGGATGGCTCGACCGTAAGATGGAGCGTGGCACCGTGGCGGTCGACGCTGATCCTGATCGTGACGCTCTGCGCCGTGCTGGCGATCGCATTCGCGATTGGATGCGCAAGCAGCCGGACAGTCTTCGTCCCGGAGGAGTCGCCGATGCGGATCGGACCCGACAGCAGGATCAAGGTGTACCACCGGGTCAACGGTGAGTGGACCCTGTCGCAGAACCGCATCGCGATTCCCGAGGGCTGGTACTTGGTTCCCCCGTCCTTCGTCAAGGAGTAGGGGGATGGGATGGAGATCAACCGGAGCAGGGACGCCCGGCATCACGTAGGCTTCCTCACCATGTGGGCCAACGAGTCCCACTCGCGGAAGCGGTTCCCGCTCTGGGAGAAGGAGGAGATCCTGGCCGAGGCCTACCTGCAGGCCGACCGTCTCCTCACCAACGTGTACGACCCGTCCAAGTCCACGGTCGTCACGTTCCTCAAGGGCTTCCTGTGGGGCGCCGTCCACTATTCGTACTGGACCTCGAACGGATACCGGTTCACGGAGGACGGGCCCCGCTTGAAACTCCACTTCACCGACGATACACTTTGTGAAGAGGTAGCCATCGAGGTGCCGCTGGAGCAGCTGGTCCTTCCCGAGTTCACCGACGAGGAGTGGACCATCATCAGGCTGCGCCAGGACGGCTACACAATGACACGCATCGCATCGGTCCTCGGATTGAAGTCCCCGCAATCCGTGTACAACCGTCTCGTCAAGATCAGGGACAAGCTCTCAGGACAGGAACAAGATGCCCCCGGAAACAACACCGCTCCCCCTTCCGACTGACCGTGGCCGCAGCGCCCGGCAGTACCTCGAGTCCGAGGGACTCGTGGCCCGCACCCCCTCGCTCCGTTCATCCGACTACGGCTCCGCGCTCTCCGATCCCTTCGGCTACTACCTGCGCCGCCGGCTCGGCCTCGTGCCTGCGCTCTCGTACTCCGAGGCCCTGTCCCGTGGATCGTACTTCCACATCCTGTTCGCGCTCTACGACCGCGACGACAGGTGGCAGATCTTCAAGCGCATGTGCGACGCCCGCCTCGCCGAGATCAACAGGATCTGCAAGGACCTGCGCATCCACGAGTCGCACCGCACCGACGCCATCCAGAACGAGAAGATCGACCAGGCCTCGGCCACCGCATGGTTCAACGCATTCGAGAACCTGCCCTGCCTCAACGGCGACGCCGCGCTCGACATCCTCTCCGACAACTACGTCAAGCTCGACGCCGAGGCCCGCTTCACGTGGATCGACGAGCGGTACCCCAAGGTGCGGCAGGTCGCGCAGTTCGACCTCCTGCTCCTCAACCGCAAGACCAACAAGCTGTGGATCGTGGACGCGAAGACGACCGCGTCACCCCCACTGATCCGGTTGGCCACGGTGAAGGAGGAGTTCCAGACGATGCACTACATGCACGCGCTGCAGTGGTTCTTCGTCCGCGGCCTCCTTCACAAGCAGTACGATCTGCCACCGGGGGTGCAGCTCGGCGGCATGATGCACGTCGCCATGCTCAAGCCGTCGATCCAGTTCGGACAGGCCGACCGCGACTACCACTGGGAGTCCGACGGCAAGCGCACCGGGATCGCCGGCCGCATCATGCGGTCGCCGGTCAACCTCCGGGAGTTCGGCGAGTACGTCGTCAAGTGGACCCGCAACCAGCCGAGCCCCGAGCCGTGCTGCGGCACGATGGCCGAGTGCCTCTCGGTGCTGCACCAGGTCACCGGCAAGAAGCCCGAGAAGGTGTACCAGGGCGAGCCGTCCATCGCCATGTACATCCAGCGGTGCATGCGCTGGTACAAGGGGGAGCAGGAATACCTGGACCGGGCGCCCGATTTCCAGAACGACCCACCCGTGAACATTTCTTACACTCATGCTTCCACGCTGCTTGACAAGGATTGGTGCGTGGACTATCTTTCCCGTGTTGCCATGGTGTACAAGTTGGCAACACTTGAGGCGAACCCATGCAACTTCCTGAAGAACATCGACGCGCTGAGGATGGGATCGAGGCTGGCCAACTACAGTCCGTTCTACCTGACGGAGCCGAAGGACTGGCCGGCGCTGGTGCAGACACAGCAGTTCCTCGTCGCGCACCGAGACGCCGGCGAGCTTCCTCTGGAACCGGAGCCGCACGAGTTCGACGGGATGATCGAAAGCCTGCAGCCCGGTCCCCTCACGTGATGTTCGAGGAGGACTACATCCGCCTCGTCATCAAGCCCCGCATGGACGCCATCCTCCTCGGCGGGGTCGGCTCCATCAAGGAGCTGGGCGAGCGGTTCAACGAAGCGTACTCGTGCAAGGTCTCGAAGAACCGGATCACCGAGTGGCTCAAGGCCCTCGGCTACCGGGTTACCAGGACCGTGCAGATCGCCGGCCCCGTGCAACCGGCGCCCGCACCCACGCCCGCGCCCGCGCGAAGACCGGAGTACGATTCCATCGAGACACCGCAGCGCCAACCTTTCAACATCCCGGTCCAGTCCATGTTCAGCAACGTGGTCATGCCGGGCTTCGAGGAGTAAGAGATGACATTGACGACAGCAGCAGGAAAGCTACCGCAGCAGCGGTACTCGGGCCTTGGGTTCCAAGGCGTGAAGATGGTTCATCCGCCGGAGCGTCTCTTCGGCCTGATCTGCGGGCTGCCCGGCGAGGGCAAGTCCCAGTTCATCCAGAGCCACCCGGACTCGTGGATCTGCAACATGGACTGCACGTCCACGCTCGGTGATCCCCGTGCGTGCGTGTGGCCGGGCATCAACGCGCAGGGCCAGCCCATCGACGTGAACGGCGAACCCCTCGTCCTCACGTGGGAGGCCGTCTCCGCCAAGCTTGACATCCTGTACAATCTGGCAAAGACGAACCAGCCACGCCCGGCCACCGTGTTCTTCGATTCGCTCGGCACATGGATCCCCCTGCTCAAGGACTGGATCACCCGGTCGAACGACAAGAAGGACTGGCGCGAGATGGACGGCCGCCGGTCATGGGACCAGCTCTACGACATGGTCATCGACACCTGCCTCAACCTCCGGCGCTACGGCTACGGCGTCTACATCGTGTGCCACGTGGTCAACGCCAAGATCCCCCTGGGCGACGACCGCTACGTGTTCAAGCCCGAGCTCACCATCACCGACGGTTTCTACAAGCGGCTCTATCCCCTGTTCGAGATGGTCGCAGCCATCTCGTCCGAGTGGGTCACCGAGCAGCGCGAGATCCAGCAGCCCCCCATCGTCAAGGACGGCAAGACCGTCACGCTCAAGCCCAAGGTCGTCACCGAGAAGCGCAAGCGTCATCTCTTCTCCGTCGACTCCGAGTCCCTGTCCGGCATCACGAAGCACCGCGTCAAGATGCAGGCCGAGTTCGAGCTGCCCGAGAACGGCGGCTGGGATGAGTTCGTCTCCAAGTACCACAACAGTGCCAGCGCGTAACGCTGGCCCAACATTCAGGAGTGTCAGAGTCATGGCAAACAGCAAGATCAGCGCAATGTTCGCAGCCCAGAAGTCCGCCTTCGGTGAC